AACCTTTTTCTTGTACTCATCCGTCATAAAATACTTAGGAGTTTTCACATATTTGAGTCTAGCTGCCTTAATTTTTTTCAGCTCAGCCTGACTGTATCGTCCCGTATTAATCTTAGCTGATTTTTTCTTTTTCTTTCTTATTGCCATCTTGTTTTCCTATTTTTAAGCGACTAACCAACTTTTCGCTTTTCTTTTTGGTTTAAACCATCGTTTCTTTTCTTTATCACGCTTCATATTAGGCGGAAACGAGTGCACCTGCGCGTAATAAAGACTTTCAATTGTATCGTCATGTGCCATTTTGGGGCCAAAAGTAACTATTTCATTGATTAAATCAAACATATTCTTACGCAAATGAATGGTTCCCATGCTAAAACGTGCTGAAAGTCCGCTATATATACGATTTCTCTTATTAGTTCCGCCCGGTTTCTCAGGTATTACCGCTATATCGAACCTATTTATGCGCCTTCTTTCATCATTTAGAGCCTGAAATATACTTCTATTCATAGCCACATCCTCAACTGTTGACGATATACAATGATATTTCTCATGTAATTCTAATATATAATCTACTACACCCTTCTTACCAATTATCTCTCCAGTGTCTGGAGCCTTGCTCCCGATTGTCGGAATACTACGATGTCTTTCATATTCTAAGACATATAGTTCATTATTTGCATCTATTGCTATTACAGTTATTACTGAGAAGTCAGCATGCTTTGTATCAATATCTGTTGCGGGGTCACATCCTATAAATAAGTTAACCGGTATTTGTTCCCCATCTTTTACTATATAATTAACATCATTCTCATTTTCATAATAACCATCCCAATAACTAACATGCCTTCTTGTCCAAACTGCATCCTCATCACTCATTACTTCCATCATATATTCTTGGAAATACTTCTGTGGTTGACCTGAGTCTGAATAGAACTTCCTTTTCTCTTTCAGTTTCTTCGCATTAAAGAATGAAGACCACAATGGAGCCCCATCATCAGTAATGGCTTTATATGTAATTACATTCCAAGCAAAATCTTTATTACTCTTTTTAGCTTTACTATGACTTGTAAGCAAATTGTTGATAAAAGAATCATAATGTACGGGAGTGCCATTAACACGTAACCTGCCAGTGTGAGGCTCAAGCGCTGGGTAGACAACAGCAGTGACAAGATTCGCGTTTTTATCCCTTGCTTCTCTTGTAATTGTGTTTGCTTCATGTTCAAAGTCATCCAGTACTATTAAATCATATCTTTTGTGGAGTTTTGCTCCACCTCTTATACCTGAAACATTTGATTTGCTAATTAAT